AAAAAAGGGAAACAGTTCGCAGTATTGAATTGATGTGGAAGCAAATAGGGCTGGCGGATATTCCGGTTGGTGAAGTTGAAATAGGGAACTGGTATGAGGAAATGGAAGCTGAAGCACAACAAGAAATAGAAACGAACAGAAAAGAAAAGATAAAACCAAAACCAAAATTAATGAGAAGAAATAAATGAGAGGGTTAAAGGAAAGGGCTCCTAAATGAAAAAGAAACTGTTTGTACCTTTTGTACCTTTATTGTTAGTATTGTTATTGTTAATATTGAGCGCTTCCTCTTTTTTGATAATTGAGTCCACAAAGTACTATGCCTCTTTTTATAAGGATTCCTATCTTCCTCTTGCTTTGGCAATATTACTGGAAGGTTTTGTTTTAGTACTGGCAATGGCAAAGATTTACAGACTTACATTAAGGATTATTCAAAAGAGTTTAATGTTCAGTGTTTTTGTTATTATTGTTTTTACTGCTTCTTTGCATCATGTTAATCCCCTCATTCAGTCCATAACCGTTTCTGAAGGGCAGAATAGTATTGAAAATATCATAAAAGAGGAAATGAAGAACTTAAAAGAGGATTTAACTGTTTTTGATAACCAAAAGCAGAAAATGAACACGGCTATTGCTGCAAATAAGCGACACGAAGCGTTCAGAGCTCTTATATCAAGGGCAAATGAAAAAAGCATAGTCAGTATAGGAGTTTATTTAGATATCTTCATTTTGATAGCAATAAGACTTGTTTTGCAGACTTGTAACTTGTTTTGTGCGTCGATGTTAGGAAGTTATTACAGGAAAGGGGCATTGGATTCTATAAAGAGGATTGAACGAAAGAAGAAAATAGAATACTGTATTTGTGGTTGTGGTCAAGAAGTGAGTCAAGGAAGAATTTATATAAAAGGGCATAATCTGATTCCGGGAAAGAAGGAAAGTGAAATTGCTTAAAAAAAGAATAAAGACAATAGAGACAAAAAGAGTTAATTATCGTGATGGTGGCGATGGCATGATTCAATGGTGTAATGATTATGTTTATGTCCCCATCTATCCTGAGGGTTCCGATATAGCAGTGTGGTACCCAATAGGTAATCTTCCTGATGAACCAAATCCTGAAACTGGAAAATCGTATAAAGATATATGGGAGAATCAGCACAGGATATTAAGAGAAGGTTTGAAGATGGAAAACAAACGATTCATCTATTCTATTCTTGTTTTCTGCTGGCAACGTGGGGAGGGTAAATCTCTCATAGCCTGTCTTATTCAGTTATGGAAGTTCTTTAACTGGCCGAGACAACAGATAATGCTTGGAGCTAATTCCAAAGATCAGATTAAGTTTGTTCATTTTGATATTATGAAGGATATTATTGCATTCAGCCCAAAGCTGCTTGCAAAGGTTGGTGGAAAGAGAAATCTGCAAGAAAAAGAAATTCGGGTTAAAGACTCGAATGGGAATGTGCGTTCATTAATTCGTTCTATCTCTTCTTTTACTGGTATTGTATCAAATATTACTGGGTACACTTTTTCGGAAATATTTGATATGAAGAATCCTAAGTTTTTTACTCAGCTCGATGGTTCTATTCGTAACATACCAAATGCTCTTGGTGTGATTGATTCAACTGTTTCTGTAAAAACTCATATTCTTTATACTTTATATGAGAATGCAAAGAAAGGGAAAACCAAGAAGGTTTACTTTTCTTACAGATATTCCAAAGATGGTAATTTAAAAGATTACTGGAATCCACACATGACGGAGACCCAGCTTGCTGATTACAGAGCAAAGTTTGTTTTTGGTGATTTTGAAAGATACTTCCTCAATCTGTGGAGTGCAGGCTTTCAAAGAATATTCTCTGATGAGATGATTGAAGGAACAAAGATGATTGCTGCTGATAACGAAATGCTGAATAATACTAAAATACAGAAACTTTTAAAAGAAAAGAAACATCTTATCGAAGTAGCTTCTAAAGTGGAAGAAAAGGGTTTTGCTGATGGTGTTGTTGAAACAGAAGAAAAGATAACTCAAATATATTCCAGACTGAAAAGAGTGGACAGTATTTATTCTTTAAAGGATAAATATAGTTCTTCTAATATGGCTACGATGAATGATTTAACAGAACTAAGCAATTTGTTTGATACTGATTGGGCAATATTAGTAGGAGCAGACTTTGGGGACCCTCTTGCTGTTAGAGGACTTGCAAGGACAATTCTTACTGTTACAGCAAAAGGTCTTCCAGGCAGTCGTTCAAAACCATATACTTTTTTAAGCGAAGAAACTGCACCGAAGTATATTTATTTTGTGCTGCACGTAGCTCTTATTGAAAATCATTCTGCTGATATTGCTAAGGAGATTCTTGAAGAAGTTCACGAAGAGTTTGATGGAATTGATACCTTTTGTGGTGAGCGTTATAGATTGGAAAACTTTGAAGATTGGTGTAAAGACAGAGATATTGCATTTGAATCAGTATATCCAAACTATGAACGACAGAAGGAAGCCTTTAAGGAACTTCTATTAGCTATAAAAGAAGGTAGATGGAAATGTCCTTCTCTTGCAATTGCTGGTTCCAAGAAAGAGGATATAAGAGATGAAGAGATGGAAGTCTTTGACCATGATTCAGGGAAGAAATGGTTTGGTAGTGCAGAGAAGATGGAGAAGTATGGAATTCAAGATGATTTTGTTTTTAGTTCCGCATGGACTATGTATGGTGGAAGAACATTAGGGGTGGACTCTTTTAGATCGAGAACCACTAATACGTTCTTTGGTATGTTTATGCCTCAAAAGGGCTTATTAGGAGATTATGCATAATTTTCAGGTTTTAACTTGACAAAGTATTTTAGTTGATATAAAGGGCTACCTTATTATATAGGAGAATACAGGAGAGCACATGAATCAAGAAGAAATCTTTAAACATTTGGAAGAAATGCCGGAAGAGGTATTACAGACCATTCAGTTTTCTATGCCTTGGCAGTATGGGACAGATGAGACAAATGAGAAGGATGCAGACGGTTTCTCTCAGTCTATTGGTATAGATAAAGAAGACAGTTCTCTTTCTAGAAAGGTATTGCAGGAAGAGTGCTTTCGCAGATTTCATAAAAATCCTCATATAAATACATCAGTAAGAGGTCTTGTAGGAAGACTCACTGGTTTAGGTTTTGAAACAACATCAGAAATATTTGATATACAACAGGCGATTGAGGAGATTGAACTTGACCCCCGCAATCGTCTTTATAATTTTTGGCCTAAGTATGTTGGAAGAGCAACTATTGAAGGGGAATTGTTCCTTATATTAACTTGTCATTCCGATGGATTTATCGAAATTGATTTTCTTGACCCCGGAGCTATTTCATCAGGGGGTGATAATGATACAGGAATACTTTTTCACCCAAATAAGACAGTTATGCCTCTTTTTTACATAGTAGATGCAGATAAAAGGCAAACACTAAGTGATATTAACAAAAAACGACAAATACCAAGCATTTTTATTGCAAGATACCCTGAATTACTTAAAACAGCTTCCGAAAATAAGAATTTTGATGCAAAAATGCAGACAAATAGCAAAAGTAGGAAGAAAATCTTCAATAAATTCAAAGGATTCAATCAATTTGTTGTTTCTTTTGATAAGGGTTTTGTGACTCGCAGAGCTATTTCTTATCTTAGAACTACTCTTGAATGGATAAATCATTATGAAAATTTGAAGAAATATGAGATTGACCATAAGAAATCGTCAGGAGCTTATTTATGGATTTTTAAATGCGAAGATGCAAAAGCATTTAAAACATGGCTCTCTCTATCTAAAGAAGATAAACGAAAAACTGGAATTATGGCAAAAAAGACACCTGGTGGTTCTCTTTTTCTTCCTCCGGGTATATCTGTTGAAGTGAAAAATCCTAATTTAACATCTATAAGGGAACAAGACACGGATATCTTACAGATGGTAGCAAGTGGACTGAATGAATCAGATGATGTTCTTACGGGCTCGAATAAAGGAACGTATGCATCAGTTAAAGCTTCAAGGGGACCGATGTCTGATAGAACTTCAGATGAAGTTGCTTATTTTGATAGATGGCTGAAATATGATTTTTGGAGTGCAGTGTTCTTTTTGAAGTCTGAAGTAAGTAGCTTTCCTAAATTCTTTTCTGATAGACAAGCAGTTGGTTTTGACAAGAAAAAAGAACCTATATTTAGAAATGTAAAGAGAAGAGCAGAACAATTAATAGATATTTCTTATCCTGTTTCTGAAACCATTGATTTTGAAGGAAGAGCAAGGGGTTTACTTGGAGTCAAACATGGCCCTGTAACGGAACAGGCAGGAATAGCTAATTCAGAAGTTGCAAAGCGTCTTGGGTTTGGTGGCTATGGAAGATTGAGACTAAAGAAAGCAACTGAAGACGAAAAGTATCCTGAACTCGTTTATGAAATGGGTGTAGATGCAGAATCAGTACAGGAAAAAGTTGAAGGGGAGCCAAGTAAGAAGACAACGGAAAAGAAGGAAAAAGAGGCAAAATAAATGCCTTGGGAAGCTAAAGATACGACAAAGGTAATTAAAATTGCGAATTCAAAATTTAATGAGGAGAAAGGAACCATGAAAACACAAAAAGTACCAAGAGGAGCATTAAGAATTGTTGAAACAGGGGAAGGTTGTCATGCTTTTACTGAGTATTTTGGAGAGGGAGAGAATAAAAAGCCAAGATTAAAGATGGTAGCTTACAGTGGTGGAGTTATAAAAGACCATTGGTATTGGGATAATCTTGCTATTGATTTACAAGGAATTAAGTTTGCTAAAGGAAAGTTCCCCATCTTGGAAGACCACAGCACTTCAAAGAAGATTGCATTTTCCAAAGACCCTATTTTAGAAAATGGAAAACTTGAGATCGACCCCGATAAAACACAGTTCGTTGATACGGAGGAAAGTGCTGAATTTCAGAAACTTTCAGCAGATGGATTTCCTTATCAATGTTCTATTTATGCTAAACCTACTGTTATAGAAAGACTTGTAGAGGGTGCTTCAGTCAAAGTAAATGGATTTACTCTTAAAGGTCCCGCAACTGTGTGGCGTGAATGTGAGTTTAAGGAAGCTTCTGTTTGTGTTTTTGGATGGGATAGTAAGACAAATGCAACAGCTTTCTCTAAAGAGGAAGTTGAGATAGATATAGATGAAACAGAAATAGCGGCTGAAGATAAGCCAAAACTAAAACTAAGGAAAGAGAAGGAGGTGACAACTATGGATTTAGCCGAATTAAAAGAAAAACACCCGGAATTAGTAGAAGCGATTCAACTTG